CCCAACAAGTAACAGAGTTGAAAGACCTAGGAGCAAGTGAAGGTGATCTTGCTTCTTGTAAAAATCAAAAGCAGCGCAAAGAGCTGTTCCGTAAACTAACCAAAAATAAATATGAGTAACCTAAATAAAACACTTGAAGAATTAGAACAGCAGCACGTTAAATTCAACGTAGCACCCTTGACCGATGACCTTTCATACTCTTATCTAATTAAGATTGAGCAAGGCGAAGGAACTGAATACTGCGGAGTAAGTAGCATTGAAGAGGCTTTCCAGTTAATGCTAGAGCATCCGTGTTGCACAGCCACCATCAACATTGGCAATAAAGTACCTAGCATTAAATTTAACTAAGCATAAAACATATGAATATATTACAACAGATACAGTCGGAGCTTAAGGCTCCTAAGGGCCAGAAGAATAACTTCGGCAATTACTCATACCGATCAGCCGAGGATATCCTCACTGCGGTTAAGCCCCTGCTAGAGAAGCATAAGGTGTCACTCGTTCTTATGGATGACATCATTGGAGTAGAGGGACGTGTATACGTCAAGGCAGCAGCCACCCTGCAAGATGGAGAGACGTGCCTCGGATACTCCAATGGCTTTGCTCGTGAGGCTCTTACCAAAAAGGGAATGGACGATGCCCAGATTACCGGAAGTGCCTCATCCTACGCCAGAAAATATGCACTGAATGGCCTCTTTGCTATCGACGATACCAAAGACCCAGATGCCACCAACAAACACGACAGCCTTCCTAAGCTAACTACAAAGCAAGAGTCAGGATTTTAACCGACAGTTGATTCCCGCAATAAAGCTGGATGATGATGTCACCCATAACCAATAACTAATAACCAATAACGAAAGTAAAACTATGTCAGAATACGATAACACAAACTCCGGTACATTCTTTGTCAATGACCGTAAAGAGAAACCAAATCACCCCGACTACAGCGGGAAGATTAACGTCGAGGGTAAGGAGTACTACCTCAAGGGCTGGAAGAAGACGGCCAAGAGCGGCACTAACTTCCTATCCCTGGCATTGAATCCAGTGGATGCCGCAGGAGCTACGAGTTCGACAGGACCGAAAGCTGCAAGTGCGCCAACCAATGACAATACTCCATTCTAAGAATGCCCTCGTTCGATAAAATCTGGTGGGAGACATTCCGCCGTGATGAGGTAAGTTCCATTTTGGAAATGACCGCCGGCAAATGCTCGGATTACACAGGAGGCGAAAGCTGCGATAACCCCTTCGCAAACTTTGACGGCTCCTCCGAGTTCGGCGTTCAGCCATTGACTGGAGTTTGCATAAGAATGCAGGACAAATTCCAGAGAGCTAAGGCTTTCTGTAACGATGGTCAGCTAAAGGTATTCACCGATGGCGACCAAACCAAGGACATATTCCGCGACCTAATTGGCTACTCGTTGATAGCCATAGGGATGCTCGAAAGAGCAGAGTCGGAGTAAGACCTTGTGGTAAGATGCTTGCCCCTTACGAATCCGTGAGGGGCAAGTAATTCTTATGACTCAAAACAATAATAAAATAAACCGTAGCGAAATGACTAAAATAAAAGAAGCCGCAGAAGTATCCCTCTCAATCTATAACTCCATCGACAGTTATAAGTTGCCGGAAGGAAACCGCGTGGCTCACAAGTCCCTTGGACAAGTCCTTCGTTCTCTGGTAGAATTACTTGAAAATGAACGAAACAAACCTACTGATACACAATCAGCCACATAGCGTTGATGCTGAAAGAAAACTAATTGCATCCTGTTTATTCCCTGGGGACTCGTCCGTTTACGATACGGTTCGTCCTCTAGTAGAAGCCGAGGATTTTTACGTATTAAGATTTAGATTACTGTACGAAGCTATAGGTGAGCTTTCTCAACTGAGTCACCCTATTGACATCGTATCCATCTCAGAGCACCTGAAGTCCGTTGGAGGTCTTGACAAAGCTGGCGGCATACCGGGCGTTATGTCCTTAGCTGACGGTGAAGTATATACTGAGAGTACAGCTAAGTTCTACGCCAAAGTGGTAGCGGAGAAGTCACGCCTACGTGAGATTATGAAGTCCTGTCGAATCGCCGTCGAGAGCGTGGAGACTGAGGCTCTTACCTATGACGAGATTCGCAGTTCACTGGAAGCTGAGATCACTTCGCGCCCCTTACTTAGTCAGGACAAGTCAGGCATCGGAGCGTCGGCGGATGAGTTAATGGATGACATCGCAAAGATGCAATCCGGGGAGTACGTAGCTGACGTTGTGAAGACCCATACCAATAATCTGGATAGCGAACTGGGTAACCGAGGGATCGCTGCTGGTGAGGTAATGACTGTCGCAGCACCTACCTCCTGCGGTAAGTCCGCACTGGCTCTATACATTGTATCCCAAGCAGTCGCAAAGGATGGTCACGCTTGCGGTATCTTCTCTCTGGAGATGCCACAAAAGCAACTCACAAAGAGACTTACTCAGGTTATCTCGGGTGTCAATCTTCGCAGCGTGGAGGACAACGTAGCTAGGCCAGAGCAGGTCAGTCGGGTTCACGAAACTATTACTGGACTCAAGACAATGCCAGTTTACACATCGCACTCAGTCAAGAGTGCCGATGACTTGTACAGCCAGACTAAGCAGTTCGTCCAGAAGCAAGGAGTAAAGCTGCTGGTCATTGATTACTTACAGCTAATACCCTTCTCTTCTAAGATGGGTAAGGCCGAGGGTATCGCAAGTATCTCTCACAAAATTAAGCAGATGGCTATCGATCTTAACATCGCCATCATCCTACTAGCACAGGTAAACAGAGAGGGAGCCAAGAACGGTCGCCTCAAACTGTATGACCTCAAGGATTCCGGGGACATCGAGAATGATGCTGACGTTGTTCTGCTTATGTATCCATCAAACGGGGACGTTGATTCTTCAAAGAGTCAAGATGCCCGTGGAGGTTATACCAATCTAACCTACGAGATTGCGAAGAACCGTGAAGGTGAACGCGACATCGGAGGTAAGTTTAAATTCTATCACTGCACAGGGAGGTTCGGATAATGACAGAAGAACAAGTAGCACAACATATAATGACAGCTTTTCCTGGGATGCATAAGCTGGTCAAAGCAGAGGACAATTTCAGTCCTTTTGATTACCAGAGTATTGACTACCTAGTTGAGATCAAGGTACGCCGCAAGGCATACGATCCCTGGATCATAGAGCAGTTAAAGCTTGATACCAATATCGGAATAGCTGAGTCAATGAAGAAGGACTTCCTGTACGTTAACGGATACCAGCACCTGCTTTACGTGTGGAATATCTCTAAGCTAATTCGGGATGACTATGACTTCAGGTTCGAGGCTCGTGAGATGCCTTGGACTACGGACTTTGAAGCAGTACAGATAATAACCAAGCGTACCGGTTACCTATACAATCGCAGCGCACACATAATCAACACAAAAGAACTATGATAGCTACAGAAGAATCAAAAGATATAACAGTAAATGAAATCAAAGTTACCTGCTACTCGGACGGAAGCGTCTATAGTCACGGCAAGTGCAGCCAAGGAAGAACAATGGGAGGCGAGCATAGTGGATACAGGTCTATAAGTTTGGCTGGTAAACGAACCTATGTTCACTCACTAATAGCTGAGGCATTTATTGGATCAAGACCCAGATCGTATGACGTTGATCACATTGACGGGCAACGTAGTAATAATTGTCCATCAAACCTTCGATACGTGACAAGGTCAGAGAACCTAAGGGGACACCAATCAGTCCGTGGAAACTCTAAGTTCAGGGGAGTAACTGCCGCATCCGGTAAACACAAACGGGTTCGGGCACAGGTGGGTCTACGTAAGGAGGGAGTTCTTACAGTTAAGCATCTTGGCTACTTCGATGAAGAGTACGATGCCGCTGTTGCCCGTGATACGTATTGTTTCAATGAGCTAAATTATCCACTAGAAGGATTAAATTTTCCCGAACTATTTGTTGACAGCAAGGATAATTCTAAGCAGGTTAATGGTATGCAAAACAGCGAAGAAAACATCGAACGAATCCAGACTCAGATTGATATGATTAGACAGGAGTCCAGGCTTCTGTCATATCGAATTGATCGTATGACCCAGCAGCGCAAGGTTCTAATGGATGAGAAGCGTGACCTAAAGGTAGTACTCGTTGATATGCGAACCAGTAGTGTATAATGTTTGCCAGTGGGATTCCTTACCCCACTTAAAGCAAGGTAAGCTGTAGGAGTAATCCACGGCGGGATCGGTTTTTCCTATTTAACTCCTTGCGTTGTTACGGTAGCCCCGTCCTTTTTATGTGGAGGACGGGGCTTTTCGTTACCTTGGATACTGCTTCATTTGTATCTGACGCATCACTGCCTGTACGTCACTGCGCTTCAGCTTACCCCGATCATAGTCATCACGTAGCATCTTCATTGCCATATCTTCCGGCATCCTGCCAGCGAGTAGTACATAACGTGCTCTCTTATCAATGCGATTGGATGGTACGCCAGTTGAGATTGACATATCTGGAACATTGCCAGTCATTATATTCTCAACGTCTGACTTAGT